CAGTAGTTGCGAACAGCTTGGCATACTCCTTCTGAACCAGTCTACCTGGGTGTACTAGGTCTCTACCCATAACGCCAATAGCGTGTCCCCCTTGCATTCCAATAGCAGGGTGTATCATATACATGTTAGCACCAATTGAGTCACAAATACCCTTGATGCCACATAGAGCCGTGGAGTTTAGTAAAAAGGCATTCTCCTGACTCAACATTGTCATGGCTACTTCATCAGACGGGTCACTCCAACCCCCGTGTGGCGCCCAAGTAGAATCGTGAGGGTAAAAATACTCTATGCGATCAAACCCTGGAGCTAGGATATAGACATTCTTGGGCTTGAGCAGTAGAGCAAAATGCATCGCTATACGAAACGCGCCCATCAGCCCATGTCCAGGCATACCGAAGTTGTAGATGTGTCTATCAGTCAGTCCCCCCAACATACTAGGCCAAGTGTCTTCCTTATGCACTCCCATGCCATATGTGAAACTACAGCCTAGAGCCATGTCGCCTTGGAGTCGGTAGTCTCGCTCTTCCCTGAAGCCATACTCATTGGTAGTGTAATTTAGGCTGTATGCTTTAGCCTTGTTATCCCAGCCGTGAGTTTTCAGTGCATCACGGTCTTGGTTGAGATACATCTCCTCGGTATCACCTGTCATCCATGCAGAGTTGTAGTTACAAGGTTCAGATCCGAATAGCATACTTCGAGGGCGTTTTATCAATCAAGTTGCCCCATGCGCTTCAGTACTTGGTATGAGACATATCGATGCTGCCTTCTACCAGGACTCATTAGGTCTCTGCCGTAGTCAGGCTCGTCGAGTAGTTCTACCTCAGGAGATATGTGAATAAAGGTAGAGTTAAACTGATTACACAATGATTGCATAGCCCTGAGTACCATGTCCCGTCTAATCTTTTCCATTGGTCGCACATCACCTGGGATGAATTCGCTTATAAGCTCCTCACCCTCAAATCGCTCCCATTGGCTCAAGGAGTCATGCTGCTCCTGCAATACTACATACTCCGACTGTAGCTGCGGTAACCACGCGAGAAGCAGCCTATACTGCGATTCTAGCGACGAATTGGGTTTAGCTAGTGTGATTGCACGATGCCCTAGCTTACTAGCCACTAGATGAGGCCAAGTCATGGGTTCTGGTACGCCTACACCGAAAGCCATGTTAGACCCTAATGCGATCACCGCGCGTGGTGCAGCAGCAAAGGGCATTTCATTGCAGCGGAATCCGTGTTTGTTGATTCGATACCTAATGTCCACGGTGTCATGATCAAGGGGACTTGTTATACTCCAGGGATACTCGCCGTTAGACATCTCTTCCCAGCCATTGGCTAGAAGCTCTTCTGGTTCGTTTTCCTTGTTGAATTCGTACCGTAGTTCCGTGTCGGACTCTATGAATTTAGCTGAATAAGGTTCGACTTCCTGTCCACTGGCGTAATAATAAAAGTCTTCCATTTAGAGGTTTCTCATATCCCTGTAGAAGTCCTTCTCACAGTTCGCCCAAGATTCAGGTCGCTGTTTTAGCCAGCACATAACAATAGCCATGCCTACAGCCTGACCTTTGGCACCACCGAAGTATCTGCCTGTGTAGTACGATATGAAAGTGCAGGTAAATGTTATTGCAGTTAGAGTGATCTCATCCATTCCTTAAGGCTCCCTTTTTTTAATGCTTCACCGAAAGACTCATCTTCCAGTTGCTCGTAAATGTGAATTAGGAAGCCACGATTATTGTTCGTGTATTCCTCGTAGGTCAATAATTCATCACCCCATTCACCGCGCTCCTCGCAGTTCCTATGGTACATCTTGCGACAAAAAGATTCAAACTGTTCCAGTGCATAAACGCTCATAGTTTACCTCTATATAGTTGTAAATCATTTCCCAGCCCTTCACCAGAGTGAAGTCTCCTTGGTCGTGCATGTTATATTTATGCTCGATCAATAAAGTTTCATAACCTAGAGCAGCACCTACCCTAGCGTTTGTAGTTTTGTCCTCGATCCAGATACTGTCAGCATACTTTGCCTGTAGCTCCTCGAGGATATCATCCTTGTCAGCACCACAAGGCAAGCATATAACTTCCTCGAAAGTGTTATCGCCAAATAACTTAGCAAGGTTGCGCTCTCTCAGTTTCTTTGCATAAGGATCGTCGCTTAGGCTAGTGACCGCTACAAACTTGACCTGTAGCTTTTCGTGCAGCAGCTTGATATAGTACTGCGCGTCACGGAGCGGAGGAAGAAAGCCTATTGCAGCCGAAGAGTTGAATTGCTCGACTAGTTTCTTTGACAACGACTTCTCCATGCCATACCGAGTGTCGATGCCGTAGTGCTCCTTGTATCCAGGAACCTGGGTGTGACCGCGATGATCCATCCATACTGTAAAGCCTTCTTCCCAGTCAAGTACACATCCGTCTATGTCAGTTAGTACAATCATTTACACCTGCCCCATCTACCGCACTCATACGCCTGACGCTTTGCTTCGTTAAAGGCTGCGCGTTCTCGCTCATACACACCCATCTGGTATGCACAATCTATGCGGTTGCCTCGACATCTGAAACGAGGGTACCGCTTATCAAAGGGATACCATGTTCCTGAGGAACTGTAATAACCCATGCTAGAGTATTCCTCATAGCCAGAGTACGCTGGACTATACGACTGCCTGTCGCTCCACCACTTACCAACTAGGATGCCAGTAACGCCGATAGCAACCTTGTCACTAGTGCTACTAGCCTCTACTGATTGTGAAACACCTAAAGCCGCGATGATTACCGCGGCAATTGCTAATTTTTTCATTGTATCTCCTAAACCGTTGTGTACCCTTTGCCGTATCGGCCTACTTCCATATGTATATAGAAAGCAGTGTCGAAGTAATCGACCATTGCGTCGGAGTTGTCATACCAACCGCGACCCACTTTAGCAGGGGCAGACTTGATAGTGGTAAGGATCTTGTCAAACATACCCTTGTACTCGCCATACATGTTCGTATGATAGTGGTTGATAGACTGAAAACCAGAGCCAGTGAATTGCTCACCGACAGTTTCTAGCAGACCCTTGGGCCCTTTAGTGAGAGAGACGGAAACGGCTAGTCCGCCAGAGGATTTACGAACCGAGAAACGATACTTAGGGAACTCCTTCTTGAGTTCTTCACGAATCGCCTTAACTTCAGTTGCTGATATATAAGCCATAAAATTCACATCCTAACAATAAAAAAAGAAACAGTCATGCGCGGTATCGACACAGCCGCGCTCCTGCCGTAACGCTACACCATAACTGCTGACTCCAACTTTAATTTGAATATCTTCATTTCAAGTTGTGCGATGCGAATAGGGCATACCTCAGACTTGAGTTTTGTTTCTAGCAACTGAAGAAATTCTTTTTTCGTATATCGCATAACTTTTCTCTCTCAACTTTTGAACTACTATTATATGACAATCTGACCCTAAACGCAACCTTTTTATCACGTTTTCTTAGAACCTTTTGTTATATGCTTATAACGTTCTGATCATATAAGCAGGCTTAGAAGGGTCCAGAATAAGCTCTGGGTTAGTCACCTCGAGCACCTCGTAAGGGTTGTTTTTCTTTAGTTGCCATTTCTCAATGACTGGGCGACCGGACTCGTCCTCGTCCACAACGATGTAAGCAACGGTCTTTTTGACAGTCGCATAACGATAGCCAGGAGCACCACCAGCCGTGTCACCGACCCACACTAGATGAGGAAAGCAGCACCACTCGCTACAGTTCTCTACCCTATCAGTGTTATTAGAGTACTCAAAGTACTGTCCATGATCCTTCTCAGTGAAGCATCCAATAGGGTTGACCGTGTGAGTGTAGTACATATTTAAAGCCTTTTCATTGCAGCAATTGAAATTCTAAGAACCTGAGACTCGGAGCAGCCTAGAGTCAGCAGAGCTGTACTATGCGGTCTGCTGGACTGACGTAACCAGTGTAGCAATCAGCCAGGTAATCAAACTGATCTGTATAGTTGTCTGGCGCTTTGCCCAGCATGTTCATGTGTACATCTGCATCCACATAGTTCCAATTAACTGATCCATCTTCCCACAGGTTCTCAGTACTGGTTACTGCTTTATTGAATGCTCGGGCTATCTGTGTTGATATAATCATATTTTCTCTCTCAACTCGACTTTTGAAACACTATTATATGCTATATTGGTGCCCTTCGCAACCTTTTTTTCGCCTTTTTTTAGATCCTTTTGTTATATAAATATGCAATAACCATTGATTTGAGTATATACAATATGGCTAGAGCAAGCAGGTTTTTTCTCTTCCTGACGCGATCCGAGTACTGGATTGTCGATGAAAACACCCTACAAGAGGTCCCCAAGCCACGCGAGATGATCATCAAGCAGTCCACTGTAGAAGGTGTGCGAGACTATGTGATCATTGCTAACAAGCAAAACCTTCCTATTGTAGACCGCTGTAGAGACAGGACAGCTTGGCACACTCCAGAAGGAAGACAACGTATTAGAGAAGCCAAGCTAGGAGAGAATCACCCAGCAGTGCAGAAAGGGCGCAGTCAGGAGTTCCGAGATAAAGTATCCAAGACTATGAAAGGCACCCGTCGAGGTGAGTTTAACCCTATGTACGGTAGAAAGCATAAGCCTTCTACAATACGCAAGATTCGTGAATCAGCCTACAGTAGATCTAAGCGAAAGTGGTGCGTCGAACCCACTGGCAAAATGCATCTCGTTGAATTAGATGGATTTGAGCTACCAGCGGATTGGCAATGGGGTCGTTACTATGACCCATATCGCCCTGACTAGGCGACTGATTTCTTTGGAGACCTTTTCTTTCGCGGTTTCTTTTTTACAGGGACATTATACTCCTCTATACCCAATGCGGGCAACAGAGTCTCTAACTGAGGACATAGCTCTAGCAGCGTCCCGTCTTTAGCAGCCGTCAACCACTTAGCTTCCATATGATGTAAGCCTTCCAATACCTGCATCCAGTTAGCCTCTCGCTTCCAATCAACCAGCTTTTGCATATTGCCATTAGGATCAGAGAATGCATTTATACGTCTCCATTCCATCTGGATAGTTGTATCACTCATTCCTGCAGGGATATCTTCATCCAGTTTGATTGTATCTGGCATACCGCTGGGCAGCCCCCAGTCAACTTTTTGCGCTCCAACACCCCATCGCACGATAGACACCAAGGTCTGGTTGTTTTCTGCCCATTGCTTGAGCCTTGCTACCTGTGCGTCTACACCTTCAGCTTTGAATACCCATTCAAACCCTTCGTCCACTTGTCTAAACTTCATTCTTAGAAATCCTCCGCGACATCAATCATGCCTTTCAATTTGTATTTAATAAAATAATTTAAGAGTTGACCCTTATCTTTATTTAGTTGCCGTTGATATGACGATATAATCTCTTCCTTTATATCCGCTGGAGTCATGCTTAGATCTACAAGTTGCTTGTTGCGCACATAGCCAGCAGCCATATCACCTGTCACAAAATCCTCGGGTGACATCTTCTTCCACTCAGCCAATAGAACCTTGCGAATTGGCTTTTGCCTCTTATCAGTGACAAAGGTATCATCGTCGCTCAAGATATTAGGCACACCATCACCCTTGTCACCCTGGATGATATGTTCCATCAAAATAGCATGTGCCGATTCTTCAATCTTTATCATCTTTTTCTTGACAGGTGAGTATTGATGCACGTTTGGCCACTTCTGCAATTGATTGAAGTCATGGTCACCAGATATAATCAATAACGGCTCAGCTTCCTCGAACAACACGCCTTCTTTAGCGGTTTGACTGTACGCCGCTAGTGCGCCGATAACATCGTCAGCCTCAGCACCATCTACATCGATCACAGGGTAAGGTAGGAACTCATCTATCTCATTGCGTATCGCGTTCAGTGCTTCAAAGATGCTAGGCCAATCAAAGCCTGAATCGTCGCGCACTTTTCTGCGGGAGGCCTTGTAGTAAGGGAACACTTTCTTGCGCCAATAGTGTCGATTGTCGCATGCGATGACAAGATCACCAAACTCATTGCCGAACCTAGTCTTGTATCCACGTATGGCATTCAAGATCATGTGTCGTAACAGAGGTACATTTACCTCAACATCAGTTCTGCCGCGAATCTCGCCCATGAAGGTCGAAATCGCGGTTTGATTGAAATCTACTACTATCATGCCATTAACTCCTCAAGACCTTCAGGCTGCTCACCCCAGACATATCCTACATCAGGATAATAGATACCTTTAGTACGTTTAGGTTCGCCATCAGGGTAGTATGCCATAGCAACAGATCGCCATGTCATTCTATGCTCTCGGTCTCTGCCGTAATAGTTATCAATCCAATCACCGCCTTGCAAATATGCGTTCATAGCATTGATGTAGGCAGAAACAGATGCAGCCTTAGCTTCAGCACCTTTTATTCCTGATCGTATCTCGCGCCCGTGAGATGATAGCAAATCTTTGTTGAATTTGATCCACTCACGGACCTTGTTGAATGAGAGCGAATCGTCTTCATCCAATGCAAGGACCTTAGGGTGAATGTTTTTGTACTGAGGGGGATTAGCAGCTTGCCGCGCTGCTCTAGCCTTAGCTAGACGTTCAACGGCAGCTGCCTTTTGTTCAACAGTCATCGGCTTGCGTTTTTTGCGTACCTTTTTCTGCTCTGGTTCTTGTCTTTGTCGTGCCATGATGGACTCCTTTGATTGTTACTATGTATTATATAGTAACAGGAGTCTAATGTCAAGCAGTAATTGAGTTGATTCGGTCTAATTTGACCGTTCTCCAACCAAGCAATGCAGGAACCCATACCACAATCTGATCGTCACGCTTCTTTTTATCAGAGTTAGAATCATTTGCTTCAGTCAAAGCAGGAACATCACCTTCTTTTAATGTAGCAACAAATTCTCTCTCAGTTTCATCCATTTTTTGGAAGTTGATCGTGACTTCACCAGCCTGTAGTAGAGCGATTAGTTCATCGCGCGTTTCTTTGATACCCATCTTCTATCTCCGTTTAATTGAGTGTATCATTATAACTAGAATGCAACACCATGTCAATAAAGTGTTTGACCATTCGGAATTAATCACTTGATCCATTGCAATTTCTCTTGTAGATTGGGCACATCCTTTCTCAGTCTTGCAAAAGGGATGTACCCTACTGCCAATGTCTTATCTGTCAGGTCATAAGATAAATCATATTTATCAATAAAGTTCTTTGCGCGGCTCATAAACTTCTCTTCAACTATCATATCTGAGCCTAACCAACAGAAAAAGTTTGGTCGCGCTAGTGTCTGGGGCTCAATCGTACCATGAGGATCATCAGACATTACTGCTTCCGCGAAATGCCTTGCGACATGAGGATACATGACATACAGGTATCCGTATTTTCTATCTACTGTAAAGAAATCGTAATCACTATCCTGCAATTCTATAGCTGAGTTGCCGTTTCTGTATCCCCATCTGGGAGGATAGGATTGCTCGACTCTCTCATAATAGTGAATCAAGTCATTTAGTTTGGAGTACAGTGGATTTTTGGCTCTATTATCAACCGTTTCTTCATGCACCGTATTTATATCAGTGTACACGATACCCAAATCATTACAGGTCGCATAAATCTCTGCTTCAATAGACTCTAGCCTGACATCATCCTCATAGTATTCTTCAGACTCCCACAGTTGATTTTCTAACAGAGTCATGTATCGATCAGAGAAAGAATTGTTGATCGTTTCCCACTCTACGCCATGAAAAGTTAGCTCCACGGTTCACCGGTTTCATTCAACAGTTTACCTGACCTATCTGAGGTTAGTTTCATTATAGTTTCATACATTACAGGCGCAAAGAACGGCGAGTTGCCGAAGTGTTTTGGCGCTAGACCATAGTAATTTTTACTCTTCTGGGTAGAGAATGATTTCATCATGTGATAGCTATATGCCTTATCCGCCGCGTAACCACCTAGAATGAAACCATCGGTTCTTGCACTTGGGTGTAGCACTGGAGATAACATCCAAACAATTTTAGAGTTCTCTGTAACCTCTATGTATTGTGCGATATAATATGATAGTTGTACATTGTTAAAGAATGCACGGTTCCAATGTTCTAGTTGTACGTTTTCTTGTACGATGTCATTAGGCGACCCCCCACCATTTTGATTGAACACCACTACATCATAATCCTTGTCAATCTTTGGTATGATATCGCCTGTTGATACATGATGCCAGTTAACAGGTATAACTCGGTCAGCTTCAATATCCGTATTGCCTGTAATAACGTGGACCTCATCACCGTATTCTTTTGCTGTTGTCGCCAACTGTGCGCCAAATTTAGAACCACCGCCGACAATTAGAATTTTAGACTGTGCCATGAATTTTTCCTTCGTTTTGATATATTTGTTCCATTACCGTTTGCTTGTCTGTTGACACCCCACAGTTCTGCCAGCAGACAACACAGGATTTAGACTCCCAGCTATCATGCACCCATTTATAAGGGTCGTCTGCGAGTATTTCTTTAAGAGATCTGTCATGCAGAGACAATCGCTTGTCCTTGAATATGTCAATCATCTGTGCTTTCGGGAACAATTGATTGAATCTTGGGTGCATACTCAGATGTCCGAAATGCACACAAGGGTACACTGTGCCGTCAGCGGCTATGCGTATCTCAACACCATTACGATGTGAGAAGCATTTGATGTCTCCTGGTGTGTCTGCATACCGTGTTTCTACCTTTTCTTTGATTGTAATGTATTGAACATCTTCTGCCTTATAATTAGGAGGGGTTGCAGGGTATGTATTTTGTATGTAGCTCTCATCAATCGGTTCTAATTCATACAGCACATTGTAGTCGGCATCCTTGACTTTCATGTTGCCTTTCTCAAATCCCTTAGGATATTTCACAGTCACATCTAGGAAGCCCATCTCCCACGCTAGATACCTTACGTCCGCTACCTGATGCTCGTTGTGCTTGAATATCAAAAAGTCCCAGTATGCATTGCCGCCGTTGTCGATAAACGCTCCAGCATTTGCCATTACCTTATCCCACTTGACATTTCTGCGGTAAAGATGATTTGTATCCTCTAGCCCGTCGATGGAGAATATCATCTTGCGCTGCTCTCGGTGTGAGAATAGTTTTCCTAGTTCGCCCCACCAATTGGAATTGCGCATACCCCCGTTGGTATTAAGATGCACTGAGGCTTCAGGGTTGTGTGTCAGCACATAATCTAGTATCAGCAGCAGATCTGGGTTTGTTCCAGCATCACCATAATCACCAGAGCAGGTCCAGTTGTCAATGCGGGCACAAAAGTCAGCAGGAAACCAATCCTTGAATTGATCAAAGGTTATGTATGTAGGTTTGAGTTGTTTGTTGACAACGCTGGACATGTCCTCATATCGAGGACACCAAGCACATATAGAATTGCAGAGGCTGGACAGTTCTATATTCACAAAGTTTACATCATCATAATTCCACATAATTTAGCTTTTCCTGTCAACCAACCAATCTAAGTTTTTTAGCTTCTTTCTTTCAGCCGGGTTGAGAGATACCCCGTTTGCTACCTTAGTCAATAGCGCCTTGTCTTCATCCATGATTTCGTCTCGCATTGAGGATGCTTCTGGCTCAGGCTCTACCATCATTTCAGCTTCTGTTGCATCGTCACTAAGCGATAAAAACTCTATACGACCGCCTGTGTGCGCCATGTACTGCATATTAGCAGCAACCACTAGTAGAATAGCAAGAGGATCAAACACTAGTACTATCGCAATGATGACTGCCCTGACTGCCGCCTCTAGATTCTCCCTGCCATTGTCATATATCAGGTCTGCTATGTATTTGATAGGTCCTACTTCTACTTCAAACGCTCGTACTTCAGACTGTAACTCCGAGCGAGTGTCATAGAGTAAATCATTTGCATCTTCAGCCGCATCGATTATAGCTCGCATTGCCGTGCGCTCTTCTTTCTGTTCGTTTCTCGCGTCCAATCCTCTTGTCACATAGCCTAGCTCAGTGTATCGATCTAGTGTCGCGTCGAAGTTGTCTAGGGTAGTCTGTGCGCGTTGTATCTCTTTATCGTTTGATGCTATGCGAGTATCAATCCGTTCTATCTTCGCAGTCGCATCACCGCTTTCAATGCCTTGATCAATGTGAGCCTTAGATAGAAAGCCGAAAATGCCCATAGATGTGATAATGGACAGTACAATAACTGCTGGCACAAAGTATAGTTTGATCAGTAGGTTTGCAGTCTCCCAGTTTCGGTACAGCCATGATGCTGTTACTAGTTTAGCAACCTCTAACACTACACCCATTGCTGCAATAGAATACGCCGCAGCAGGGAAAATAGCCATCAGACCTACGATAGAAAAGTACCCAGCTACAGCGGAAACTCCGAGGGCGGATATTGCAAGCAAGATTATAAATGGCATTTCGGGCTCCATTCAGGTATTTTTAGATCCTTTAGATGTGAAAGACGCAACCTAACATTCCACATATCATTCAACATTTTCTCATCGTGGCGATTCTCCCACTGGAGGATTGCCTCGACACATTTAGCCCAGGACTTCATTTCAAATTCAGCAATAGTTTCTTTCACTAATTCACCTTCATACTGTAGCACATATTTGGATGAGCCATAGTATTTCTCATAAAGTTTCTGCGTCTTGCCACTATAACCTATATAGTAATCACCGTTGGGAAAGTATGTACAATAGACGCGGTGTACTTGCTTCTCTTTCTTCTTCTTTGCCATAACAATCTCATAGTGTAATGCACTATTTATTGCTATAGATTATGTACAATTTTCCCTGATTGTATCTCAGATGCTAGATCATTTTTAAACTGTGTCACAAGTTCCTGATACTCAGCGTGATCTGGGTGCAGTAAGTTGTCAACCTTCTGACGCTTGTATAGTGCAGGATCTTGCGACCAATGCTCTACATTAAAAAAGTTGTACTTAACATTGTGATTGGTCAGTGTGCGTTCCACTAGGTCATAACATTCTCGTATCTCTCTGAAATTCAAATCATGCACACAGTACCATATTGTAAGATTGCCGACGGACTTTTCATTCATGAATTCTAGGTTGCGCATGAGCAAGTCGAAGTTGCCTCCCTTGCGCACTACCTTGTATGTGTCATAACGTGCAGCATCCATAGATATGTTTAGGTCTAGGATAAAATCTTCTGCTAAATGTTTGATCTCTTCCCACTTCTGCATCAGCAACAGCCCATTGGTATGCATTCGTATCTGCATCAGTTGTGGGTAAGTTTCTCTGCTAATGTTCTTTAGCATCTCAAATGATTTTTTGCTGTAAAGAGGGTCGCCCGAAGCTGTAGTTGCTAGAAACTTTATCTTGTCAGAAAACTCCTGAACCTCGTCGTAGGAGTCTCTCTGCTGTTTGCTCTCTAATATGAAATCGTTTCTACATGTAGGGCATGCTAGATTGCAAACATCATCCTCGCACATTTCTACTGCGCTAGGATATTCTTCAATTTGCAGTGCTTCTTTAGGATAGAAGACTCGAGGAGAACCACCCTCCCTGTATGTTTTCAGGTAAGGGCAGTTGTCGCCACAGTAACTATATGAGCCGTCGAGTACGCTCTCCCTGATTGCATTGATCTCAGGGCTATTGAAACGCTCAACTATTGTGTCGCCTGACAGCTTAGGGTGTGTCCCCCATGTAGGATTGCATATCACTTGCTCTCCTGTTTGTAGAAACACTGCCCACTTGAAAGGCATTGCACAATATTTTTCGCTCATATTACCTCATACTATGACTCATCTTCACCATAGCGACCACGCTCACGATTGCCGTCGCCGTTCAGTTCCGTGAGATCTTGTTGTTTAAATTTAAAATTCTGCTCATCTCGTATGTGGGAAGTCTTGTCTTTAACAAATATCTCGTCCCAGTTGTTTGCAAACGTTTCGTTATTTACAAATGCCTTACGCCGGGTGCTACCTTTTCCATTCATTGAATCAATCTCCTACAGTTTAAACTTTTATTTATAGTCAATCACTGCTGAAAAAGAGTATTTCAATATATTCTTAGGATTCAACAGTCTCGTCTGGGTCTAACCAATCCTCATCAATCGAGTCTTCTATGTCAAGTGATGCACCGCAAAACGGGCACCACTCAACTGGATAGAATTTATCATCCATTGTATGCTCGATACAAAATGAGGACTCGCATGCCTCGCATTCTAATAATCTTGTCTTCACGCCGCGTTCCACACATCTGACCAGTCACCTGACAATGCACCTCTAGCATAATCAGTTGCTCGGTTCTCAAAAAAGTTTGTATGCGTAGGCGCATTGATCATCTCTTCTACCCATGGTAGAGGATTCTTCTTCACTTTGTAAATGCCCTTAAGTCCAAGACTTATCAATCTGCGGTCACAGATATACTTGATATATTTCTTAACATCTTCTGGAGTCAGGCCTTCCATTGGACCCAACGCAAAGGCGAGATCGATAAACTTCTCTTCAAGTTCAACCATCTGTTCTGCAATTGTGTAGATCTTACCTTTTAGATCGTCGTTCCATAGATCTAAGTTCTCTTCTACATATGTTCGGAACAGTTTGATCATTGACTCAGCATGCATTGTCTCATCAACAATTGACCAAGTGATGACCTGACCCATGCCTTTCATCTTACCATGACGCGGAAAGTTCAACAACATAATGAAAGAGGAGAATAATTGCATACCCTCAGTGAATGCAGAGAATGCTGCGATATTGGTTGCTACAGATTCTTTTGTGCCATTAGTGTTTGCTAAATTAGTGAAGTAATCATGCTTGTCTTTCATAGCATCATACTCTAGAAACTCGTTATAGGTGCTCTCCGGCATCCCTAAGGTCTCAATCAAGTGTGCGTATGCTGCAACGTGCAGTGCTTCTCTGGCAGCGAATCCTGACAACATCATGCGTACTTCAGGCTGTGGGAAGTAAGGTAAATAGTTTGTGACATACCCACCTGCTACATCAACATCGCCTTGTACAAAAAATCTAAAGATGTTCGTTAGGAAGCCCTTCTCAGCTTCATTTAGTCGATTCTTCCAGTCCTTGACATCTTCAGCCATAGGGACTTCGGTGTGCAACCAGTGTGATTGCTCATGCTTTAGCCATGCGTCATATGCCCATGGATAGTTAAAAGGTTTAAAGTAATCTCGGTTATCTTGTAGATTTAATTTCTTCGCCATATGTGTCCTTTCGATGTTAGTGTTCATAACGAGCAACGTATTTATAGTTTCTAGTTTTCTACTGCCCATTCGATCAGTTCGGTGTAACCACCGATAAACTCATCATCGATGTAGATTTGAGGCACTCTACCCTCAGGCTGTTCTTCCTCAGTATACTCAATGTCCATACCCTGTAGAAACATTTTAGCTTCAGTGCAAAATTTGCAATCGTCGCGTGATTTAATTAATACCTTCATCTTTCCTCCCAATTTCGTTAAAAGCCCATGCACGTTCTTTGCACCAAGGGCAGTACCCGCATCTACCCTCATCTTTCTCAGTGCAAGAATGCGTGATGTTCATTATATCATACGCAATGCCTAAATCAAAGGCTAATTGTACCGTTACATCCTTAGTGTAATCAAAGAAGGGCTGAATGCATAAATGCTCTGCTCCCCAGCTGCTAGGATGCTGCCGCTGATGCTCAGGTGCCATGCCATCATAATACTTATTCGTACCTACATATACTACATCAGCGTGATTGTCTTTGATGATCTCCCAAAGCCCACTTCTCACATACCTAGATACATCTTCAGCAGTGACGCTGCCTACAAGTGTAGTTTCACCTTCATAGCCAGATTGCTTTATGACTTCATTAGCCCATCTTTGAGCACCATCTATCTTAGGGACAGTGTACGGTTTGCACTCCTGTCCTCTTTTCTTGCACTCGTTATACACGATGTGCCACAGCACCGCGCTATCCCAACCACCTGATACTGAAACGGCTATGCGTTTATCGTGGGGGATAGCATCTGCAATTACTTCAGCCTTCACACGCCACACAATTGTCTTCATCAATCAAACTCTGCATATCAATTTCTTTGATTATTTGTCGCTCAACTCGCTTCGACACCTTGTCTGCCTTACCCAACTTCTCGGAACGACAGTAGTACAGCGTTTTCAGACCTTGCTTCCACGCTAGATAGTGTGCAGCATGTAGGTACTTGATGTTCACATCAGGGCGGAAGAATAGATTGAGTGATTGCGCTTGGTCAATAAACTTCTGTCGATCAGCCGCGTGTTCAATCACCCAGCGTTGATCAATCTCCATAGCTGTCTTGTACACATCCTTTTCCCAATCAGTCAAAAAGGACAGTTGCTGTACAGAACCATCGTTTGCTATGATTGACGACCAAGTTTCATCATAATCGACTTTTTCACCTGCTGAAATTCGCTCTTTAATAAGACCATCCAAATGCTTATTTTTGTTGAGGAAGGCACCCGATATGGTGTCTTGCCTGTAAGCGTTCGCCCTAAATGGCTCAATGGACGGCGAAGTGTTTCCCATAATAATACTAGAACTAGCGTTGGGAGCGATAGCCATAACATGACTAAATCTTCGCCCTGTGCCCTTCGCATCAGGAGCCTCACCTCTAGCATTCCCAAGTTGTAAATTCGCTTCATCTAACTTTCCTCTTATCAGTTTGAACATTCTCATGTTTGCACCCTTGGCTACAGCACTTTCCCAAGGAAGATTTTTCTTTTGCAGGTAGGCATGAAAGCCTAGTGCGCCGATACCAATGCTACGTTCTTGTGTAGCAGAGAATATTGCACGGGCTACAGTATCAGGAGCTTCATCGATGAAGTACTGTAGCACATTATCTAGCATTTCTGCCATGTCTTTTAGAAACTGTGGGTCTTTTGACCATGCATCGTAGTGTTCTAAGTTGACAGATGAAAGGCAACACACTGCGGTTCGTTGCTCGTTTGTAGGTAGAATGATCTCAGAGCATAGATTGCTTTGATGAATCTTCAGTCCCAAATCTTTCTGAAACTGAGGCATCGTTCGATTGCTTGTATCGATGAAATGTAGATACGGTTCGCCTGTTTCCATTCTCAATTCTAGTATCTTCTGCCACAAGTACTTGGCTGATACAGTCTCACGAATAGCTCCGGAGTGTGGGTCACATAAGTTCCAGCCATCATCTGCTTCTGGGTCAACCATACATCGTTCAATGATTTCCATGAATCTGTCAGTGATGTTGATACCGTGATGTAAGTTTAGGCAACGCAGATTTTGATCACCAGTGGGCTTACGCATATCGAGGAACAAGAGTATATCTGGATGGCTGATATCGAGGTAAGCGGCATAACTTCCGCGTCTAGTTTTGCCTTGTCGATAAGCCAGGGTACTTGCATCGTATGTTTTGAGGTGAGGTAAGACACCAGTTGACTTGTCGCCTGCGCTGCGAATACCAAAGCCAATACCAACACCGCCACCAAGCATACTGAGCCACGATGTTTCTGAATAGTTTTGAACAAGTCCTTCAGCAGTGTCTTCGATGAAATTAAGGAAGCAAGATATAGGCATGCCTCTTTTGTTTTTACCAAACGAGAGAATTGGGGTTGAATAAGAAAGCCAGTGTTTCGACGCATAATCGTATAATCTTTGTGAGTGTTCAGGTGATGATCCAAATTGTTTGCTGACATAGGCAAACCTATGTTGAGGGCTAGTCTCATCGTCACGCATGTAACTTTCTTGTAGACGTTGAGCGCCTAGCTTATCAAATAGTTCATCGCGTGATAAATCTATTTGTAGCCCCATATATTCTTGTTTTGCCATATGTTTCTCTTTATTTTTGAATGATGATATCATTTAGTGCTGAAATGACTGAGGGAAAATGTGCCCCCATGATGGACCAGCAAGCGGATGCAATTTCTGCGTGTTCTTTCTGCGTACCGTTTCCCATGCGTAACTCACAGTAGTGAATCCATGATCGCAAACTACCTGCCATATACAGAACGGTTTCTGTGTTGCCTTCTGGTAGAACGGCTCTTGCTTGTTCTTTTGCGATACCCTTATCTAGGGCCCATTCGTAAGTCTCTTGCGCTCTTCTAATAAGATCTTTCTGCTTCATGTTCCAATCTTCAGCGATCCTATCACCTTCTTTGTACAAAGGATGCTGATCCAACTCAATAGAGTTTTGTCTATTCTTTGGATCTTGCATTCTGCATTCTCGCTCTACAAAATTAGTAGCTTTAGCATAACGTTGACTAAATTCTTGGAAGCTAAAACTACGATGGCGCAGTATTTGCTTTGCGATGTCCCGTGTTGTTGTAATCTCAATTGTCATGTGAACCATTTCAAAAGGAGACCAGTGATTTTCGTTGATTAAATATTTCAGTAATTTCGGTGCTGTTTCTTTGTTCGATTGGTTAGCTGGGTTGCTCACTCTAGCCGCATATGCTACCAGCTCTTCGGCGGTGTTGCAGTCTGTTGTTGCATTTGGCTTGCTCAATGCGATCAGGTTGACCTTGCTCATAATTAACATTTCTTCCAGTTAGTAAATTTTAGTTCTGCTGTGAGATTTTTATATGTATTATCATTTATAATTTTCTGAATTTCTAGGGGCTTCATGCCGTCTAGAACCATCTCATTTATGTCTTTACCTGCGATTGAGTCAGGCCAGATACATATAGAAAACCCGTCTTTGATATACTTATACATCAGTTTACATAGCTCTAAATTCTTAGGCTGATTATCAAACACAATAGTAGTGAGCGATAAAGGCAAGTTCAATCGTTCAATCTGATTGAAAGCAACACCTGCGCATGCAATAGCGTTGTCTAAGAATAGACTATCAAGAGGACCCTCAACTACAGTGATAGGCTGTGTCTTATCAACCGTATCGAGTCCAAATACTGTAGGAGCAGACTCATCTACTTTTACCATGATGTATCGTAACGCTTCACCTCTCATCGCTCGTAAGGTGACGCCTGTGAGTCTCCCATGCTCATTGCAGAAGGGTATCACAAGTCTAGGTTCGCTAGTTGTTATTGATGCCCTGTACTTGTTATTCAGTTGCACAATGTCTCGCACATCAGAAATGTAGTACAGTCGCTTTGTAGCTTCATCAGGAAGCATCCGAGAGTCACAGTATTCTACTGCCTCATGATCATAAGGTAGTGAGTATACTGAGTCAAAAAGATTCTGCCATAGAGGCTTAAAGGGAGGGGGATTGTCAAACACTGTCTTCACTCTAGCTTCAGTGCCAAACTTCTTCGCGCTGCCACCTGTAGCATAACGTTCTAGGACATATTCTTTGTACAACAGTCCGTCTAGCTGCTTGAGCATAGACCCAAAGTGTGCGCTGTGTTGACAGTTGTGGCACTTATACATCAGGTCTTCTCCTTTGCGAAAGAAGTAACCTCGCATCTTGCGTTTGTTTTTTTGTGAGTCACCACAGATAGGGCAACGAACATTCCAGAGAAAGTTATCTTTCTTCTTGAATAGCTCGAAACGATGGGTGATTTGCGTCAGAAATTTGATATCAATATATAAGCTCATAACAAGTATTATACTGCATACTGACTAAGATGTCAAGAAATCATTTCCAATATGGTCGAAGCGTTTGCAATGAGAAAACCTACTACCATAGCACCGCCCATAACTAGCCATTGTCGCTGTTCTAGTTGTACTACTCTATCTTCTAGCTTGTTAACGTCTTCCACACTCTCGCGGATACTGTTTCTTATCATACTTTTGAGTTGATCAATAGCTTCCATTACTCTGCGGGTGTCCTCTTTCATCTCTGATTGCAACTCTCTACCCTGCGTAGTAATTCTTGAATGTATTTCCTTATTAGAATTTTCAACATCTTTTCGTCTTGATTCAAACAACGAAAATATTTCGTTTTGTTTAGTGCTATGTGTGTTCAATTTTGCTTCGTGTACAGCAAGCATTTGATTCACTGCATTTGAAATGTCAGTTATTTTCTCAATAGCGGTGTCCATGCGGTGAAACAGTTGCCCCATTTGTTTCACATCGTTTTCGACAATTGCTAATCGAGTTTCGTATTCGCTATTAGTTGACATTTTCCTTCTTTCGTTTCTTCTTTCGTTGAACCATAGGCATGAAAACTGGATCGCGACCTGGCTCTCTTTGGTCTGCGGGTCCAGTACCTATACCAGCAATGCCGCCACCGCCTACACCCATTTCTTCCATATGAAAGTTTTTGAATGTGAGCATATCATTATGTTCTAAAAGTTTACTTTGTGCCTGAACAGCTTCTTCTGTCATATAAAGGTCGAGGAGAGATTCCAGTTCTCCCTGATCGTGATCCATCTCTGATGATTCACGCAGTATAGCAATAGCGGCTGCAAATGTCAAGAGTCTTTTTGCGTTTCGATCAGGGGATTTCATAAGTGCTTTCTGCACCTTGAATACAAATCTTTGTAGAAGTGAATATGAGTCGAGTTCTTCGGAAGACTGAGGATCTTTTAGCTTCTCTCCGTCCTTATCAATGATACCCATTCTGAAGGCATCGCTACGTTCAATTGGGGTAGCCAACATTCGGAGTATTCTATATGCTACTACCGCATCTACAAAACGTGACATTACAGCTTCCTCAGTGTTTCTAGTACATACCCATCTAATGGTATATACGGCTCGTTGCTTCCTATCTGTTCTAGTGGCACTCTATTGATGAATACTAGAAATGACTTTAAAATCGCCCAATACTTTTCTTCTATTCTAAAGAAAAGCAAGGGAGTTGCCGCATTATCAAAAACATTGTACAACACCGTCAAGTGATTGAGTATTAATCTTTCACTCAATACACCCGAAGTTTCGTAACGTCGGAAGAGTCTTTTGACATACTTGAATCTTTTCAAGTCATCTTCCATATCAGCCATCCCTTCACACGCCGGGTTGTTATAGTTTTTAATTGCGAAAATTAAATAATTTTCATCATTTAGTTCAGTCATTCATATTGGTTACGTTGACGTAGCCGTTCCACCTATCATATACCATTTCGTGTTAGTATATATAAGCGTCGCGGTCTTGCCAGCGGCATCAAATACGATTGTGTCCTGTGCTAAATCTGAGTCATCCAATGTTAATGTATTGCTACTTGTGTTAGATGTGCAGATAATTACCTTTATTTGGCCTTCTACACCAGCTGCAATAGTCAGTGTACCGGCACTTGTAGCATTCGTAATGTAACTGATATTAGTAGCAACTGAGACAGCACCTGGTTGGGTTATTGTCTCAGCTCCTGTTAACGATACCTTACCCGAGAAACTGGCAGGTGTAGCAATTGCTGAAAAGAAATTAGCCACTGTAATCTTATTGTTCGCACTACTACGAGCTAATACGATATTATCTGTATTAGCGGTTGTAGTAACTGCGGTCAACTCACTGATTTTTTGATCTGCCATTTTCTAACTCCTAGGTGATTTCGTTGTCAAAATCTATAGTAAAATGCTCATCAGCAGGATATAGCTTAGACGTAACAGTGACTGAATGTTCAGTATTGTGCGCCAATCGTTCTACCAATAATGCATGATCCGTAGTATACACTATGGGATCTGCTTCGGAACATTTAAAGTATGTTACCAACGTATCACCTAATGCGTTCTCAGTGCTCCATACGGCGCCGTGTTGACAGTTCAAATTAGCCTCACAATCTCTATGGGGATTTACATCCCCCATATCGTGCAGTGACCAATCAGATGCTAATGTATCATCAGCGACTACGCCATATATTGCATTGAGTTCGGTAGCGTAGTCTTCTCCCTGTCTAGAGGCAGCTTCATACGTATCCTTGAAGAAGGATGTACCATCTTCCTTCACTTCAGTAATTACTAACACTCTTCGTGAGATTGTCATGAGATTATGCCTCTGTCAACGTTGCCGCAGAAGATGTTACGCTATCAGCACCTGTAGCAGAAATAATCACGCGGTACTGATATGTATCAAGACCAGTGTTATCAGAAACAGCTAGTGTAGCAGTAGTGAAGTCGCTGTATACTGCGCCATCAATTGTACCGTCAACCGTAACCCAGTTAGAACCACTGTCCAGAGAACGTTCCCATTGGAATGTCTGTGTGCCGCCTGTGCCAGTGATAGTAGATACCACTGCGAATGTTACTGCCGTGCCTGTTGCATCAGATCGACTTGCAGGTTGCGTAGTAATAGCAATGCGGAAGTCTTCAAAGACTACATCTTCAGCATCACCCGTGATGCCGTTCTTAGACATAGCAACAAGTGTTTCAACAATTTTCCGAGAGCCGTTAGTGCGAACATGCACCCAACCAGCGTGTGCGGCACCCTCAACATCGTTGTTGGCTGCCATTTCGTTTTCGTCAACACCAAAAACTGTTTCGGATGAATATCCACCAACAGAGTTAAAGCTCATCATTGTCGGCTTTTCGCTCAATGTGTAAGAAGCACCAGCTGATTGAGCAACAATAGCTGCACCAGCTGTATCAGCGTCAACAACTGTTGCATTCGTATCATCAGCAATAGCTGTGATTCTAAAATCAATGGAGTTGGCAGTGAGGATATCACCTACTGCGGCTTCCGTAGTAAAGGCAGTTGATGTGCCTGTTACAGCTCCATCAGTGCCAAGGGCGATAGTGCCCGATGCAGTTTTGTTGTCTGCTTTTCCCCAACCTGACATATGATTCTCCTTTAAAAGTTTGTGTCTTTAGCATGTTGTGTAATTTGTTGTACATACGCCCGCATGTTCTGATCCACTACAGACTCTACTTCAGGAGTCTGGGTCTCAACTACTTCAGGCTCAATAATCTCGTTCGCATCCAAGTCGCTTTCTTGCATAGTTCCTTTAGGCGACATCATTTTACCTTGTGTCGCGCTAGTATTATGAGGAGCAGCGTTGCGTTTGGACTTTTGGTATTCGTTGTATTCTTTACGTCTTTTAGCATTAGCCATTTTCTCAGCAGGAGTCATGTCGCTGACTTTTTTCTTGACAGCGGGCGTAGACTTCATTAAAGATGCGCGGGCTGCTGGATTGCTCATGTTGCTTGGACCAGCGTCTTTACCAAATCCTTTCAACTTGATAGCTTCGTCAATCTCGGTGTCTTCGTTCTTTGCTTTATGTGCAGCATCGACTGTAGTGAAGAATTTCTTCTTCTCATCGTCATCCATTTGATCAAGTGATTTGCCAGACTTCTTCAGCATGGCAGCGAACTTCTCTTTGTAACTCATTTCCATTACTGGTTCCTCTGTTGTGTATTCTACGCTCTCTGATTTCCAACCACCACCTGCTTTCTTATATTCTTTAGCAGCCCAGCCGTTAGCGTAGGCAGAGGGGTAAACGTCAAACTTAGACTTAGCAGCAGAAATTTTAGATGCCCAAAGTTTAGAATCAGTTGGTGTGTTCTTTTCTTCGATTGTTTCCAATTCTTCTTTTTGCAACTTTCTTGTTGTGCTAGAATATGTGTTCAATTCGTAAGGATGTGAACCGCCTTTGTTGTAAACTTGCATATGAATCATATGCTTCTTACCGCTTTTGTGTGTAGCAGGAATGTTTACTCGGGTTGTCTTACCTGAACCAGGACGCTTGGAATCCAATCCAATGTGCTGTGCTTTGTCATCTTGCGAAGATGTTAGACCGCTTTTAGCGTGATGGTCAAATGCGTGATTGACAGCATCAGTGTATGACTTATGTCCAGTCTTATATGACTCGCTGAACATATCAAGTTCAAATTCTTCTTCGGTGAGTTCAGCTTCTTCTGTCTGATAGCGTGTTTTTTGTGTGTGCATTTTCGCTTTCTGAAATACAGTGTCATCGCCTGTTACAATGTACATCAGCGAGTCCATTACTTTAGCAACAGCGGCACGCTCAGTTGGTGCGAGTGTTTGCCCTGCTTGTAATTTATCTAAACCGCGATGCAGCATTGGAAGTTGTGCAGGTGACATCATACCTTGACGCACTAGCATGTCTAGCTTTCTCATTCGGTCTGTCTTTTCTCCAAGCAATACGCGCTTGATAGCAGGAATATCCGACATGTGTTTCTCCAAGTATTTGTTTAATTATATTTATAAGAATTAAGAAATCACTAAATGGATTCTTGGCTCCCATCCAGCATTATAGACGAAATGTGGGCGTGTAGTGTCTAACTTATAGAAATGCTTATTTATGGGGAGATGTTCATACTGCATATTTTCAATAGTTTCTGTCGAATCTACGCATGCAAAGAACGCCTTTGGACTTGTTTTGATAGGATAATGGAATCTAGGATTAGGATCTGCGTGAAGAGGAAGCCCCATACCGGGTCCTAAACGCAGATATCTAACTCTAGTCAGTCTAAGATTGACAGCATCAGAGAGTACATCAACAGTTGCTTTGGTATACGCAGGAGCTTTCTCATGCCAAAAACTGTAACGTTCATATACTTCATCGATATTTGTTACAGTACGCAAATCAAGGTTATCAAACATGTCCGCACCCCTGAGATTTATCCCACTGCCATTAACAGTCAACAGAGAAGGCCATTCTTCGTTCCCGAAAAGGTCTGTTGTTAGTGCTTCATATTCTTCTAAAATTACTTGGTGGTCAACTAATACATCATCAATTATTTCAATCACTTTTTCTTCCGTCTGTTAACAATTCCAACGTCTGCGGGCAGCCTTGCCCCGCTCACCTGTCCATCCTCTAGATCTAGCGCAAAATGATTTACGCCTACCAGCAGCCTTGCTGCCTTTCTTCAGTTTGCTGGGGGGTGTAGTAACAGCAGTCTGTAGATTGCCCCCTGTTCTTCGGTTCTCAGCATCTACGCCTTTCTGTGTCAGACCAGCGCCATCTTCAGTAGGTCGCTTGTGACCAGACTTAATGCCTTCTTCTACTATGTATTCGATAAATGAAATCATCTTTTCTTGACCTTAAACTTCTTAGCTTTGTACTTACTCGCAGTACCGCCTTTCGTTATCTTAAATTTCTTAGCTTTTTGAGACTTTTTATTGCCTTTACTTTTTAAACGGCCAATTTCTGCTTTGCGAACAGTAGGAATCATTCGCTGTGCCAATTTAGTAACAATTGGTGCGAATCTTACTAACATTTTTTCAAGTCTCGCCTTCTCAGCGGGAGGCATTGTAGATGTATCTCTACCTCTTGCAAGTCGCTTCTTCATCATGTTTCTAGCACCGCGAGATGCCTTTCTTTTGATACGAGCTGGGTCAGATGCCATGCCTCCGCGTCGGCGTCGAGCAACAGATAGTTTTTGCTTGTTTCTTCTAGCGTTAAATCTGCGCTTCATTCTGCCTTGAATAGAAAGTTCTTCGGTAACATTAATGTCATCATGCACATCAACTTCTGTGTAGTCGTCCTCTTCATCGTACACGCCCAGATCAACAAGATCGTCATAATCCATGTTGTCTATTTCATCATACAAATCATCGATGTCTTCTTGCTTTAATCCAGTCGTTTCTATTTCATCCATATAGGACATGAAATCTTGTTCTTCTTTGACTGAAATCGGAGTCTTAATTGGCTTGATGTCTTCGGTCTTCTTCTTCTCACCGGGTGTCATCTTTTTATAGTATGCAGTAGCTTCTGGTGTGCCCCATTCGTACTTATATTCTTCTGCAACCATCTTAGCAAGTGTTCGTGCATCAACCTTAGTTGTAAGCATATCTTTGGTTACTTGCAGTGCGTAGTATTCTGGGCTGTGCCTGAGAACATTGCCTTTCTTTTTCTTCTCAGCATCCATCATCTTCTTTAGCATCTTTGCTGCTTGCTTGTACTGCATCTTGTACACTGTCCTAGCGAGAGGATCAAGCATCCATCTAGGTGCTTCTGAAATATCAGACTTAGTTCCGATTTCTTTCGTTACAGGATTAATCTTAGCAGCGAAGCCCTTTTTCTTTTCTCTCTTTTTACTCAACCGTCTCTGTTCAAGTGACTTTGCAGGCTTCAGTTTTGGTAGAGTATATCCTTCTTTTTGGCTTTGCAATTTTGCTGCAATAGCCATTTGTGTTCTTTTCTGTTTGGACTTGCCTTTGAATTGCGGTGCGTCAGACTGTCTAAAGTCCTTGATAACGTCACCCATAGACATGTCTTTTACTTTTTCGTACATGATTGTGCCGTCTTCTTTGACACAGTTAGGAACGATTCGGTCCCCTTTCCAGCATGCTTCTTCAACATCTGTCTTGACCATGATAGGCTTGCCACCTTTGCCTTTACGATCTGCAACAGGATCTTTCCTGCGCTTTCGTCTAGCAGAGGTTGCTCGGTCATCTTTGTCCATGCTGTGTGCTTTTGATCTAGGCATGCACTTAGGCTTACCTTCTCCAGGCTCTCTTGCACAATCACCTTTAATTTCTCCGTCGGTGCCAACTCTTACCCAGTCACCTTTCTTACCTTTTCCGAACCACTTTCTTAAATCTTCTTTGAGTTTCATCTTTGCGGTTAAACGTCTTTGTATAGAAGTAGGAAGTTCTTTGAAGTGAAAAAGTTTTTCGCTTGAGTCAGTGTGCTTTTCGCCAGTCATTACTTGACCTTTGTGTGCGTGTTGCAGTCCTGTCCATTCTTTGCCGTCTTTAGTGTAGTGACCTACAGATTTCCAGGAATGTTCTTCACCTTCTTTCAAGCCGCGCTGCTTCTTTTGGGATTGAATCCATCTCTTCGCTGCTGGCTTACTAGGAGGGGTGCGAATAAACTGACCTATCTTTCGATATACTGAAAGAGTAGCACCTTGGATATTTCCTGCGTTTGAGTTATCAACAACGTGAAAATTATTGTCAAACATATTTTGAAACTTACCGATGTTCTTTTGAACATCTTTCCACATACTTTCAACTTGCTTTTCAGGAAGAGTTCTTTCTCTTTTCTTATTGCGTGATTGTGCAGTGTCTAGGTCAGTATTGACAAAAATCATCGCAACTTCATACCCTAGTTTCTTTAGCGCAGTCGCTTGCTTTTGAATCTTGCCAAAGTCTTTACCAGTACCATCAATGACTAGACCTAATCGTCCATTCATGTAGCCTACTTGCTTGTTACCAGTAATCGCTTTTGCTTTTCCTCGGATTGCTTGTCCCTTATCAGAGAATATATCCTTGGGGGTTGCTTCTAGTCCCGCTTTCTTCAACAGATGCTCAAACGTATCATCAGAGTTTACTAATTTCAACCCGAATGAAGTCAGAGCCGTCTGCCCTACGATAAATGATTTACCAGAACCTGGTCCGCCAGCTAGAAAGACTGCCTTGAAGATGCCAGGATCATTTATACCTTCTGCCAACTGTACTGTGTCTTTAAATTTTTGCATACAGCTATTTATACATTTTCGAGTCTGCTCATTAAACGTTCAGCACGATTAGTTACTTGCTTGTGCCAGTTGCTATCTCTACCTTCTACAGCAGCAGTAGCCCAGTCGCCCTCAGCAATAGCGGCATTCATTTTCTTGAATTGGCTGAGTCTTGGACGACCCATGTTAAACATCATGTTAACCAGGATCTGTTGGACCTCATCTGGATACTCTCCAAAGCTCCCTTCTCCGTATAGATGTTCACACTCGGAGATGGCAGTGTCAAGGTCTCGTTGAAAACACGCCCTAACTCTTTCTTCGTCAATTGGAGTTCCAACTGGCCTTCCGAATTCCTCGTCACTTTCTGTGATAAGATGACCGACTCCAAAGGTTGGATAGCCGAGGTGGTCGTTATAGATGACATATTCTACACCTTCGTCAATTTTTAGTTGTTCAAATACTGCGTCACGGTTCATAGGTGCTCCTGTAAAAATTTGCTGAATGACTGATATCTAGAGTCGCCTTCTTTTAATTGCATTCCCTGCCGTACAGCGTTGAACATTTTCTTTGCCGCTGCGTCACGCGCTCTGGGATTAAGGCCCTTCTTAAAATTTGTATAATCGTTTTCTGATGCGTATTGACGCATCTTAGTCCCACTGATTCCCGCCACACCCTCAGCATCAGGATCTCTTTCTCCTGCTGAAACTACTTTAACCTCTTTGAAGTTGAAGTCTTTGCCGTTGTACCTATCTATGAGTCTCTGGAACTCTAACACTCTGTCAGAGCCAGCGATCATTACAACATGGGTGTAGCCTTCCTGATCCATCTTCTTCAAGTGTGCCATAAAATGAGGTTGCGCCTTAGAGGACGCCTCGAATTTTACGTTTGTATGTATTGACTTTAAGTAGTCGATCTTCTGTTGTGCAGTGAGAGGATTCTTGTGCTTGTCTTGTGAGTGACTTACTATGACTCTATGGTCAGCGCGGCGTTTCTGTGCCTCACTCACAACCTTATCAACAAGTTTGCTGTGTCCTGTCGTGGGCGGGTTCAGTCGCCCGAATGCGAATACTATCTGCTTCATCTATCCCATGCCTTAATTGCAGTAAAGTTGTTAAAACTAAATTCCATACGATCAACAAGTTTGACGGCTGAACCTGAGATTCTATCGATAGCGACATACCCTTCAGGAGCAGTTACCTTGAACCCATTTGCAGTTCTGATAAACGTACCTGCAAGTTGTTTTACCTGATTCAATTTATTTGTGATCATTTCCTTTGCTGCAACAACCGCTATTTGAAATTCAGTCACTGCAACAAGTAACGGCTGTAGCCGCTTCAATTCGTTCAGCATTGCATCTTTTTTCTGTGTAAGCACATCTTTAGATGATTGCTGCTTTAGCTTTCCGATCTCAGAATCATACTTAGTAGCTACCCATTTCAGATAGTCACTTGCGTGTGATTTAGAATTTGTAACTTGCTGTTGTCCGCGCACTTTAGAGTTCTGATACGTCTTATAACTTGCACCTATCATTTTACCCTGCATGCTGGCTTGCAGTGAATTAAAGTTCTTTAATTGTGCTGCGTTCACACCGCGCAGTTTAGTTCCTATGGTAGAAATCAATGCAGTAATCGCAGTGGTCTCCGCCTTAGTAAACGTAGCAGTACCTGACTCATCTTTATAAGTCGCATCATCCATCCATACAGATGAAGACTTCCTAAGACCTTTGATGTTGGCACCAAAGGATGCTGTCATATCCTGCAGCGAGTTTCCCGAATACGATGTGTGCCATACGATACCTATCTTGCTTTGTTTAATTTTTACGTCCAGTGGCGTCCCTACTGGGACTGCATAGACAATTGTATTAGGTTGAAAAGTCGTGTATCGTTGTCCATCTATCGTGTCAGATTCCAAGTCGCTTGAAGTAAACATCAAGTCGCCTTGCAATACGTTTTTGATCCCTAGCTTGCTAAACTCAGCTAATGCTATTTTAAACTTAGGCTTGAGTGAAACGGGTAGCTTAGGATCAGAGTCTATCTCCTTGTTGCTTTTATATAGCAGTGGAGTCTTATTGAATACAGATTTCTTAGCGACAAAAAATTTGCCGTCGGAAGGATCTGTACCAGCAAATATTGCGGGTGCGCCATCCCATTTTACTGTCATGTTGACAGAGGATCGGGAAGATCCTGCAAGCATGTCGCGCAGTGAACGTAAAAAGTTTACAGCCGATCTTGCACCAACGATACCAAAGTTTAGGATATCATCTTCTAGGTGCTCTAGGTGTAAATTTTTGCCTTGGGCATCTTCGGTGATGTATGTACTTAGCGATTTCATGTTATTATTTATAACGATCTCAGTTTTGCAATTATCATATCTGCAATGATTTTATGCCCCAATTCATTAGGATGATTGTCACCTGGTATGAAGTAATCGTGCTGTACATTGTTCATTGCATTTTTGTCAGCTACCCTTAGATTGTCTTCCCAAACTTCAGTGCCCAATAGAAGGTGTGTCAAACTTTTTTTGCGATCCAAGAATACTGAATCAGGTATGTCAAAGAAAGGTGCAATCTCTAGGTTGCCATAGTTATGTGCCAAGACAAGTTTCATTCCTTTGTCTTTAGCTAGATTGATCAGAGTATAGATGAACAGTGAGTGATGATAGACGTACCATTCTCTATAGCTGTGTATTTCGAGAATCGAAAGTTGTTCAGGGCAGTCGTTAAAAATGCTTGAGGTTTGATAATCGCGTTGAATATTGTACCATCGAGTATCGGGGGGAATGATTACTACAAGTGAATCACCTTCTTTAAATTCGGGGCTTTGTTTTAATACATCTGCTGTTACATGACCCATTGAAGATGCAGAAATACCTTTGTTGATGACTTCACCCTCAAAATGATCCGAGAATCTTTTTTCCTTTTCTTTTAGACCGTATCCTGCAGCCCAGCTATCCCCGAATACCCATATCATTCATCCACTTCCTTTTTCTTTCTTGGAGTCTTCTTCTTGCCTTTCTCGTACAGGTTCAGTTCTCTCTCTAAATGTTTTATTTTGATTGCCATTTCCAGTTGCTCGGCAGCCATCTTGTTGATTCGATCATTGTACTCTTGATCCTGTAATTCCCAAGATTTGTTCTGCCGTACAAGTTCTGCATATGATTCAGTCAATTCAGCGTTCTTCTCTGCTAACATTCCTACACGTTGCACATATAAGCCGTACAAGTCGGCGTGTTCCCTCATCAAAAACTCACGGATATCTCGCAAGCGTATCAATTCTTTCTCTTCATTCTCTATCATATTAATTTTTCCCATTCAAAATCAATGAACGATTTAGTTTCCCACTGGCTGCGAGTCTCATTGCGCGTACCAATTATACTATTTAGCACTTCTAATTCGTCTTTGTAAATTCTAGGATGATACATGATCATGTTTTCATTGTCATATGTTGGCTTGTCTACATCGTTGGTCATTACACTCTTTCTTCTGCCACGTTTGTCAATGAGTACATTTGGCATGAGAGTCTTTACCATATAGGTGCTAAGTTTTTCAAGAAACATTTTGTCGCCGTAGTGCATCCCTGCGTACTCCTCATCATATCCGTATGATTCTAAGAAGTCTTTACGTCTGATACAAAAATCATTGATTGATTCTTCACATCTACCTATGTAGTCTTGCTTAAAGTTTCTCCAGAAGGTAAAGTATTGTTTCAGTGTCGAGGTCTGGGTTGCTTTGAATAATTCGTATGCAACGCCTTGATCCATGTACATATCGATATCAGTAAAATAGCACCACACAGTTTTAGATTCCTGTGCAGCTAGATTCCTACAGCCATGAGAGTTGAATCCGATGTCTTCTTTTACACGATATAGGGATACAGGTAAATCGTCAGCATAGAGTCTAACGATTGGTTCGGCGGGGTATTTCATTGAGCCATCATCAACAATTAGCAGAGAGGTGAAATGATCCTTATCAAAATTCTCTAATAGTTCTTCTAGAAATTCTGGCTCGTTATAATATGTTGTGATGTAGGTAATGTCAGGGTGACCATACCAAGGCCCTTTCATCCAGTAGGACCCCCGATCTTGTTGTTCACCTTTTGTACAATGTCACGCACCTTAACAGACTTTGGATCTTTCTTTCCATGTGTACTTGCTAGTGCGCTATTAGGATTCGCATCTGAGATTTTAGATAGGACTTCCTTGAAGCCATTATCAGTCTTAGTTCTATCACCGGTGCCATGAACGGTAGATGGTGCACCTGATAGAAATCTTTCTATGTGAGGATTTTCTTCAAGATAGTCCACTGATGATTGCCATGACATTATATCATCCCATTCTTCACCAGTGTCTTTATTTCTAAACGAGTATGTTGGCATTCACGGTCTCCATTGAGTATCATTTATATATAACGCCGTAGCGAATAGATTGCCGCCAGTACCTGTCTCAGAGATTGTCTTCTCAGTCAGTGTAGCCGCATGACCTAGATCTTTCGGTAAGCATTTGCCGCCAAACCCTGCCTTGCCATCGGGACCTGGTACGTCCCAGTGAGAGTTTGCGAGTACAGGATCGTCTGTCAGCATCTCAGATAAGTCGCTGTAGTTCACCCCTGCTACCTCGCATGCCTCGCTCAGTTGATTTGCAACAGCCACAGTCATAGCAAGTGCAGTATTTCTAGCGACCTTATACATGCAAGCAAGCTCACTATTGACAAACAAGATGCGTTTACCTGTATGCAATGCATTCATTAGATTGACTATTCGGCAGTTTGCAGCGCCTGAAGGAATCGGCAACCAGGGCGCAACGGCTGCTACTTTAGCACCAAAGATTAGTGGAAGCGCAGGATCATCAACATCGGACTTCCAAGAGCTTTCACGCAAAAACTCAGGCATGAAAATTGTTCTCTCAGGAAATCGATAGACATGGTCAGGGCCAAGAGTAGACCGGATGACAGGCACACAAGTGTTAGGAAGTATAAGGGCTTCCTGAACGGCAACACTTGCGTCTAAGGCGCCTGTCTCCGGATTAGTCGGAGTAGGAACACATATGAATGCAAACTCGATCTCATCCCATACAGGATCGTCCAGCTCAATCGAATACCCTAGTAAAGGGTCATGAATAAAAATTTCACTGTCGCCTCGTTGCAACAGGTATTCAGTTGCTTTTCCGACGAAGCCGTAACCTATAATTGCTACTTTCATAATGTACTCCTAGAAAA